CTAAATCAAACAAATTAAATTTTTGAATTATACCTTTTGGGGTAAGGTCTATGTTTTCTTTAAACCAATCGGAAATGTCTTTTCTTACTTTGCCATCTGCATATACATATACACTTGTCGGTTGTTTAACACCAATAGCATAACTTAATTGAACTGTAGCATTATTTGCTTTGCCATTTCCTACAATGTTCTTTGCCAAATAGCGAGCCATATATGCGGCTGATCTGTCCACTTTAGTACAGTCTTTACCGCTAAATGCACCCCCACCATGTGGAGCATACCCGCCATAAGTATCAACAATAATTTTACGTCCAGTAAGTCCAGTATCTCCATCTGGTCCTCCAATTACAAATCTGCCTGTAGGGTTAATTAAAAACTCTGTGTTGTTAAAATTTCCAGGCACAGTATCATTAATAACTTGTCTAACTGTTTCTCTGATTTTTTCAATTGATACATCTTCACTGTGCTGTGTACTGCAAACAACTTTTGGTATAGATAACGGAACCCCTACATTTTCGTAAGTCATAGTGACCTGCGATTTACTGTCTGGGCCTAACCAGTTAATTTCGTTTCTTGCTTCGTCTAAGGATCTTAAAATTTCATGACTATAATAAATTGCACTTGGCATAAAAGAAGGGGTTTCGTTACAAGCATATCCAAACATAATACCTTGATCACCTGCACCTAAGTTATCAGTGCCAAGTGCAATGTCAGGTGATTGCCCGTGCAACTCGTTATAAATATTTAAAGCCTCCCAATGGAATCCTTCTTGCTCATAGCCAATGTCTTTTACAACTTTTCTAACAATTCTATTAATAGCAACTCGATCAAACTTGTCACTCTTATATTCACCTGCAAGCATGACCATATTAGTTGTTACTAAAGTTTCGACAGCCGCTCTGTGATTAATATTTTTATCTATAAGATATGTTGCTACAGCATCAGAAATTAAGTCTGCTACTTTGTCTGGATGACCTTTGCTAACACTTTCACTTGTAAATTGATACATTTTAATTCCTCATTTTTAAATTTAATATTGTTTCCCATTCCGCATATTGTATTTGATTTAAAGCATCTACTGGAAAATTAGGTGGAGTCCAGGGTACGGTTCTACGTCTTCTATAGATAGTTTTAAACCAAACCTTTTCACCGGTCATAGTTTTTACAGGTTTCCAAGCAAACCATTCTTTCCATTCTGTATATTGTGCATCTGTTGGTTGCGGTTTCAAATGTGGGTACCTTATATATGCTGGATGTCCATGTGTTCCGTACACTGTAATATTTTTTGTTGGGTTTATTAAATATTTTTTTCCGTCTATTTTTGTATATGGATTACCATGCTTGTCTGTTTTCCCTAACAAATGTGTGAGAAAGTTTTTAAAGTTTTCCATCCTTTCTCATTTGCTCTCTAATTTTTGTTGCACTTATATTGTGCGTAGCATCATCAAATGTCTCCTGCTCAATTTTGTAACCAACATCTCTACCGTATGTAATATTCATAATATTTGGCATAGGATAGCATCTAAATTTGCCTGCATATTCTGCTAATTCTATTTCTAAATTTTCACAAATTTCTTCTACCGTCCATGGATTACTTTCGCTTCTTGGCATGTCTCTGACAAGTAATGCTACTTGTCCATGCTTTGCTAATGCTCTTTCGAATAGTGCTTTGTGGCCTGGATGAAAGGGCTGAAATCTTCCCAGCATTTGTGTGGTTGGTTGTTTTGGTTGGAACTCACTGTCTTTGATATCGACGGCAATTAATCTTGCCCATTTCTCAATTGATTCTTCAGTCCACCAATCGTCTGCTGTTATTTCAATATCAACATTTACACTATCATCTGGTTTTTCAAACACTTTGTTTGTGTCTTCAAACCGTCCTTCTTTAATAGTGTTCATCCAGATAACGTATTCCGGCATAAAATCATTTCTCAACTGATTTGTAGGGCATACAAAATCAGCCAATCCATATCTACCCTTAGCAACACTTTTGCGTACATAATCTTGCATACGCTTCATTTGTCTTGCTCTGCCTACTGGTGAAAAGTCCCAATCTTTAAACTTTTCTCTTATTTCATCTGCATTGTACCAATCGGCATTTCCTAATACTTCTACTAGGCGTTTTGCTAACGTTGTTTTGCCTGCGCCTGGCAAGCCACATAACAATATTCTTTTCATGTCATTCCTGTGTAGTTTGTGTTGTGCTACTATTTAATCGAAATAACCGTCCTCTTCCAGTTGTTCTGGAGTGTAATAACTTAATGGGTCGTGCCATTTTCTATTGACATAACCAACATGAGCATAGTATGCCTTACCAGTTGTGTCATTGTAATCATAGTTTGCTTCAAGTTCTTCTTTGCCATAGTAAACAGTTTCAACAAGATCAGCAAGGTCACTTTCGCAACTGCCAAATCTCAATTTCTCTGCGTCGAACTCTTCGTCAGTGTCTAAGAACCAACATGCAAATGTACCTTTCTCTGAACTGTGAAATGCTAACACAGGCACGGTTTGATCTGCGTATTCTTCATCAATCTCATCTGAACTGTAACATTCTCTGCTGTACATGTGAGTAGGTTCAACTTCAAATGAATCTTCATATGCCCAATCATCTGAACCGTCTGCTGGTACAGGTGTAATAGTCCATGTGCCATCCGAATAACAACCGTTTTGGTGTTCGAGATCATTAATGTCGTGCCAGTAATTGTCTAACATTGGTGGTGCATCAGGATCTTCTAATGCATCATCTGGACTATCAGATTCATCCCATTCATCAAATGATGTTACTGCATCAATGAGGTCTTCTTGTTCCTCATGTTTCCAATACTCTACAAATTCTGCAGGTACTTCACCGATAGTTAATTCACCACCGTAATTGCCTGCTTCAATTCTATATCTATATTTTTTTGCCATTTTTTTCTCCTTATAAAATGTTATAGCATATCTGCTATATCCATGTCCTTAACTTTGTTTGCTTCCTTTACAAATAATGCACATTTAGGTTCTGGCTTGTCTTCCAAAGGAACAACTAAAAGGTGCCCGTTTTTTAATTTAGGAAAGAACCATTTTACATCTTGGTACACATTTGTAATTTGTATTTCTTCTGCTTTTGGCATCCAACTTTTCATTGGATTAAAAATTGGTGTTACAAAGCCTCTATTGTTTAAACTTGCTAAAGGTATTACTTCAATGCCTCCAAAATCATCGTCACTGGTAACAATGCTCCAGTCCATTGGCATTTGTAAATTATACTCGCCGATACTTAAACAGATTGCTGGAGCATGAAAACTTTCTAAAAAGATTAAAGGTAACCAATAATAGTCTTGAAACTCTGCATCTCCTGCGTCAAAAACGCAATATCTTAATTCTTCTACTTCGTCTGGCACACGATCTAAATCATATGCTGTATTCTCTAAGGTTAAAATTTTCATTTATACTCCACTTTGGTTACTTGAAATCTAAAATTCTGCTCCTTGTAAAAAGCCTTTCTTTTAGTCAAGTGTCGTTTGCTGTACTTCAAATTGCTTGTTATATCAACAACATTAACATAATCTTTGTCCTGTGCTTTACGAATACCTCTACCGATACTCTGTATTACACGAACAAAACTTTTACCGGGTTCCAATAGCACCAAATTAAATATTCTTGGTATATTGATACCGACTGCCGCAACACCGTATGTTGCAACAATGACTTTATTATCCATTTCACTAACTTCTTCGTATTCTTTTTGCCTGTCTTTTGTTTTCATAGAACCGCTTACAAAAACCCAGTCGTCGTTCGTTTCTGCCAACATTTCACCGGTAGCAATCCTATCGATTAATACTAGTGTGTTTCCTGTTGTGGAAAGACCATTTATAATTTCGCTAATATGATCTATTCTTTTAGAATCTGTAACTAGCCATTTTAATTCTTGTGCGTAACTGCTAAATCCTAAAGCACCATCTTGTAACTGCAATACACTTATATCTAAGTCAGCCAGTACTCCCATATCTTGTAATTCTTTACTGCTGAGATTGCCCACTACTGGTCCTAAACAGCAAGTACATGCAACGGCTTCGTGTTCGTCTTTAGGTACTGTTCCAGTTAGCCCCCAACGAATAGGAACATTAGCAAATGGTCCACTTAACAGGTTTCGTAGCACATCTGCTTTTGCTTTGTGTACTTCATCGACCATTATACAAACTACATTGTCTAAAAATACATCCAAATCTATTGATGCTTCGTTAGCCTTTGTTTTCTTTTCTAACACTGCTAAACTTTGCCATGTACAAATAGTATGTGTCTTATCGTACTCTTTTCTATCTCCATATAAAACACCTACATCGAGACCTAAATTTTTATAATCTTTTTCTGTTTGTACTACTAAATCTTTATTAGGTACAATAACAATAGTTCTACCATATTGTTGTGCTTTATGACTCAGTACAGCAGTAACAAGAGTCTTTCCTGCTCCTGTTGCAACTTCTTGTAGGCATTGTGTGTTTTCTAAAAATTTATTAATTACATCAACTTGATAATCTCTTAGTAGTACGGGTTCTCCTTCTGCAGGGTGCCCCTTAGGCCAAGCAATGTCTTCGTAATCAGTTTGCTCAACTTTAGAAAATTCAAATTGCCAACTCTGCCTCATATCTTTAATATCAATGCTGTAGCCGGCTTCTTGAACTATGGGCAGTAATTTATCTAATAAATTAAGATACGTTCTACCACCTATATCGCAAAATCTTACACAACCATCCCATCTACCCAATTTGTAAGCAGGCATATGATATGCGTATGGTAGAAAATATTTTGCTTCATCTGAGATTCTTCTTCTAGTTTTTACATCTAAATCTAAAAACTTTACATTTACTTCGTCTCTGATTTCTAACGTTGTTTTAGGCATAAGTTATTATACTACCATACATACTGAAAAGTCAAGTAAAACTCTCTACCTTCATTATTATAAAAAGGTAATATTTCTACTTCTTGGTTTAACACATTCTCTACTTTGAAACTAAGTGTGTAGTTAGGCCATCTTTTAGTAAAGTAAAAATTTAGTTTCTCTAAATCTTCTAACTCAGCCCCGTCAAATGGACCTGGAATTCTGTCTTGATTTATTGTGTACTTTGCTCTGAATTCTGTGTTAGCAAATTCAGTGGTGTATTGTATCATACCCATATACTTGGCTACTCTAGGTTGCTCTGTGTCGTTGTATCTTAATTGTATATCAATAGGACCAAAACTTTGAGCATACTTTGTACCTTGTGTGGTATATCCGCCGGCGTTGTAGTACACATTGTCCGTGTAATTATAATCAATTGACTCATCGAAAACATATTTAAAGAAACCAAGTACACCATACCCAAATTCATAACCTTTGCCTTTCTCAGGAGTTAGATCAGGATTTGCTGTTACCCAACCGTCACCATATCTCTCATACAAGTTAGGCTTTCTAAAACTGGTGCCAACACTGGCATAAAACAATCCACTTTCAAAACCAAAACGGTAAGCATTTTGATTGTCGTTGCCTTGTCTAACACCTATGTTGTATTTGTTGCCTAACACTTCAGCGTTAACACTCACAAAGCCAGCAAAGTTTTCTTCTGTTACTGTGTTGTATTGTTCTTTGTTGTAGTCTAATCCGTATGTTAAATCAAATAGGTTAGATAGGCGTGATTGATTTATAAAGCGAAAGTAATCTCTGCTACTTTCGTTCACATAAGTTGAAGCAGTATTAGTAAAATACTCTGCGTTGTTTTCACTTCTACCTAATGTAAAATTTTCGTTTTGTATGGTTACAACATACCTGTCGCCTATTTGTTCACAGTTATTACTTACTGAAAAGTCCTCAGCATAGCAGTTGTCGTAGTCGTACTCATAGTCTGTGTATTTGCCTGTTACAGTAAACTCGCCTACATCAAAGTTAAATTTACTGCTGGCATTCTTGTAAGCATCTTCTTCTGTGTTGTCGTTTCTAGCACTCTGCTGTTGTGCGTCAAACAGTGTAAACTGTAAATTATCGTTTGGAGCAACACTCACATAAGTGTTGTCACTGCCGTATCTACCCATAGCATGATGTTTAATAGTGTCGTCTATTAACACTGTGCCAGCAATACTGCCTGAGCCATACAGCACACCGTTAGGACCTGTGATAACTTTTACTGTTTGTCCTGTGGCTATATCATGCCCAAAATCATACCAACCGCTACCAGGCTCATTAGCAGGAACATCGTTAACAAAAACTGCGGTGTGAACCAATTGAGCACCCGACGGATTATATCCAACAAAGCCACCATAACCTCCTGCGTTATATGTGAAAGCAGGTATAATACTGCTTATGATTCGTGAACTTGTGACTGGATCCACTTTGATTGTTTTTTCTTGTTGTGCCACTACAACAATTTCTTCCACAAATTCATCAACTGTGTGACCATGCCATGTTACATTATGATCGTCTGCTTTTGCTTCACTGGCCCATAGCATGAATAACATGAACGCAAATACAAAATACAATGGTGACATATTGAGGTGGAAATTTTTATCGAATTTATTCATTATTCTCCAGATTAAAATTATAAAACTTAATTATACACGATGTTTGTGAAATGTCAAGTATTTTCTTAAGAATAATGTATTAAAGAGAAGCCCCCGAGAACCGGGGGCTTCAAAGTGTTCGATTGTGGGAGGACTAGTTATCGAACACTAGGGGGGAACCCATAATAATATTTATTATAGGTCCTGACAAAGATCACTGAAAAGCGACCCTTGTCATACAAGTTGACTCTGCAAGTTCTTTCCAAGTCTTAGGACTCATCTGACGCAAGTCAGCAATCTTAAGAACCATACGCAATGATATCTCACGAAGCCTATTAGCCTTCAATACCATAAAGTCAACAATTTCTTTGTTACCTTCTTCACCAAAGTCGTATTCGTTTAACATACCGTCACGTACGATTTGGTTAATTCGAAGGAACCTGTCACTAACACTGTCCATCTCAAGGTCAATGTAGTGACACCTTGACATAAGTGCTTCTAAGTGATCTTTGATCTTTTTACTCTTGACACCTTCAAAGTTCACATTGGTAATAAAGATACAACCACCTTTGAACTCGAACCTATCAGGAATACCTTCCCTACGCAATGCGTTGGATTCTGACTTCCAAGAAATGTATCGCTTTTTACCTGAGTCAAGTACAGCCTTGAGCATGTTCAAACATACTTCGTCAAACAAGATGCTGTCGCAGTCGTCGAACACTAGGATGTCACCTGGGTTTGAGTTATTAAAAAGAGTTTGATACAAACCAATCGGTGTCATAGAGCCTTTTACAACTTCGGTTCTAGGTGGCTTACCAGCCAGTTTAGTCATTGCATCATATTCGTCAAGAATAGTTTCAACACCAAACGACTTACCAACACCCGGAGGACCTGACACAATCAAACCACGGACTACACCGTTAGCAACTGCATCAGTCATTTGATCTAGAATTTCGAAGCGGCCTTTGATTCTATCCATTGCTTGCTCTGGAGTTTCTGCTTTTTTCTCTTCTTGCTGAGCAACTGGATTAGACACTTTATATTCCTCTTTATTAGATGGTTCAATGTCTGCTGGTGTTTTTAGCAACACACGAATTTTGGTAGCCTGAGGACCCATAATGGCACTACCATCAACAGTAATGAATGGACCTTTCTTACCAAATGAAATTGGCTTTACTACCGGAAAAACCGTATCTTTGATAGGGGCGTTACGGTAAGTACCCTTTTTGATTTTAACAAAGTTTGTCATTTTTGCCTCCCACAGCATTAATTAACAATATAACTATTATAGCAAATTTTGAGGATTTGTCAACCAAAAATTGTGGCAAAAACCGCAAAAATTACAAAATATCCTAATAATTTACCTAAGAAAGTATCAAGATCACCACTAAAAATATCAATAATTTGCCCAGCAAACCACCAAAACATGATGCCTATTGCTGTTAAAATTAGTAATGTAAACATGGTTTTCTCCTTACCTTATGCATATATTATAGCAAAAAAGTAGGATTTGTCAACCAGAAATTGTGGATTTTTGTTGGGCTTTTTGTCGTTTTTTGTGGACTTTTGCAATAAGTCTATCTGCTCGCCACAGTATGTATTTGATTCGTAAGGATCTAAACCAAGCAGTAATTTTGTTCCATAATTTTTTCATTATATCTCCCGAATAACAATAATACCGTATTGATCCATTGCAACTGTTTTGCAACTTATTCTATTTATTACTTCATAAGTCAAATCGATCATTTTTTGACTGTTTCCACAGATAATGGTCAGCGGTATGCTGTCTTGATTCATCAATATGAAGTTTTCTACTAAGTGATCAACTTCATGATGTCTTATACCATGGAGATCTAATGAAGTCATGATTTAATAATAAGTCTCTATTATGTTCTAGTATTGGCATCATGTCCCAATACATTTCGTGTAGTTCCTCTAATGATTTTTTGTTAAGTTTTTTAACTTCGCTAACAATCATTTGTGTTCTAATTTCTCCGTTAGGCTCATTATCGTAATCCTCATTCCAATAATTGCTAAACGTTTTAAATCCTAATTGTTTTAAATAGTCTAATGTACCGGTTGTACATTGAACTAATTGCGGATGCCAATATAATATAGGTCTAAATATTTTTTCAGTTAAAAACATTTCTTCATGAAACTCTTTCATATATGCATTTATATTGTCGTCTCTATGATAGTTGGCTAGAGTAAAGCATTCACTGCTTTCAGTTGTCACAGTAAAATATGTATCGTCATATATGTAAGAAAAATTTCCTGTTTTGTTCCAATCAGTATTGAATGTATCTTTCTTAAAAATTTGACTGTATATTTCTTCCCAGTCTCCTTGTAAATCAAACTGAATAGGACACATATCTTTTAATTCTTGCGGAGCATCAACCAGGCCGCTAAGATTTTTAAACCAATGAAAACTGATTAAATTATTTTCTAAATCTAGCACATTTTGGTTGTACATTTCCTTTAGAAACATTATTCTGTGTTCCAGCATATTTGCATTTAAGCAATTAAATTTTTTAGAACGTAAATTTTTGTTAATGTTGTAGGGAATATATAACTTATCATCTTCTCTATAATATTGACTTTGATATAACTTTAAACCAAAAGAAAAACACTGTAGATTTATTTTATCTTGTTCTGGTACATACATAGAATGCCATTTATTATACACACTGTCTAATTTTGAGTTAGTACCAGTATAAGTAATATTTTTTAACGGTATGTTAAGAGAATTTGCAAAATCGTGTATGGCATGCATAAACCATTTATCATTTATTAGCCACATGGTTCCCTCAGCGGTATACTTAAATTCAACGTATACATCTTTAGGTTTTACACCGTTGGTTTTTATATCTGTTACAATATCTTTTGTGTGAGTTTTAGTGAAATCTTGGAACTGGTCCCAATCTCGAGTCTCTATTGCATTGATGTTTATAACATAATTGTTCATCAGTCTATCACAATATCTTCCATGCCAGCAGTTCTTAATCTAGTAATGTGTCCTATCTGCCATTGTTTAGTATCTAAGCCTTTCATTATACCTAAGAATTGATTTCGTAATAGTGCAAATTGATTTGCTAAATGTGTTAATGTAATAACACTATCTTCGCTGTCGACAAACTTTTCAGCATCTCTACTGCTGAGTTGTCTGTTGTAAGATTCTAAATATTTTCTAAATGTCTTACTGCGTTCTTTACGCAATTCGATATTTATATGTTCTAGAATTGCTTCAATTTCTTGAAGTTGATTAAAGCGGTGTTCAGTGATGCCGGGTAAGGCAGAACTGGATTTCTCCAGACTGCCTTTTATTTTAACTTCATACTTAGCACTTTGTATTTCAGACTCAAAGTAATCTATAGCACCTATAATATTACCCAAATCCTCTACTACTTTATTATACCAAGTACTCATTTATTAATCCCAGTATTCATCTTCTTCGTCATCTTCTTCGTAACCAAGATCTAAATGACTCATTAATGCCGCTTTTACAACACTATCAAAAGAGTTAAGTTCCGATTCAATTTCATCGAGACCGACAGTGTTGTCAAATACTCTTACTAATTCCTCAGCAATATGTATTTTATCTTTTTTTGGAACATAGGCTTTCACCTTATCCCAAACTTCATAAAGAAGTTCAATTTCAGGACTCATCAATGTACTCCTCTGGTTCTGGATTAAAGTCTTCAGGTTCTGGGTCGTCAATAATGTCGTTTTGTGCGACAGGATTTTGTCCCCATTCGTCAATAATTATCTGAAGTTTCTCTCCAGTCCAGCCTTTTCTGAACTCTTTAATTTCTTCACCAGTTACAGGAGATGTATAAGAAAGTTTGTTACCAACTTTTTCTACAATACCTTTTGATTCAAGCATTTCCAATAGGCCACTATATGGATCCATACCTGTCTCATAAGGAATTTTAATTTGTACACCTTCAAACGGTTTTGCATAACGCGATTTCATCACTTTACAAGCCGCTCTAATACCCTGTACTGTAGATGTTTTGTTGCCATCTTCATCTTCTTTTAGTTTTAACTTCTTCATTGCAACTACAATAGATGATGCATAGATAAAGCCTTGACCACCTGAAATCTTGTCATCAGGGTCAAACATGTCTTGTGATGCATAAGTATGGTTAGTTGCAATCAGTGCAATCGGAAAAGGAGCGATCTGATTCACTGTGTTTCTAACTAATGCGGTTAAAGCCTTAGGCTTTCTACCCATATCACCTTTCATGTCACCTTTTTGGAACTGATCTACATCAGTAGGTGTTAGCAACATGCCTAAACTATCAACAACAAATACTAACTTGGGCATTTCTTCATAAGGAAGATCGCTGTAGTTTGCTTTGTAGTCTTTCATAAATTCTGAGATTGCTTTTGCAACATCGTCAATCATTGAAACACTGATTTTCAATAGTTTTTCTGGACTTGTGTCAACATTAAGTGCTTGGAGCCATTCTTCGTCAAGTGCGTTTTCTGAGTCGAACAATACTACTTGACAGCCCATTTCTTGTGCTGACTTTACAAGATTGCCTGAACATATAAACGATTTACCAGAACCGGATTCACCTGCAAAAACACTAACTTTACCTAAAGGAATTCCTTTGTTAAAATCGCTACTAATTAAGTAGTTTAGTGTGTAGTTGCCTGTGCTAATCCAATCTTGTGGATCGTGGAATCCTGCACTGATACCACTAATAGATTTAGTGATGCCAGTACGGAACTTAGTTAAGTCAAATGGTTTCTGCATGATTCTTCTCCTTAAGACTGACGGTTACGAATCATTGCAAGAATGTCATCTGCTGATTTCTTTCCCTGGTCTGCTGACTCAGCCGCTGGCGCTGGAGCAGGTGCTTCTTCAGCAACTGGTGCTGGAGTAGGAGTAGGTGTTTCCACCACTGTTTCTGCTACAGGAGCCACACTTGGTTCCGCAGTTGTCTGTACAGGAGCAACTGTTGCTTGAGTTTGCGTCCCTGTATCAAGTCCGTAGGGCTTATAATAGTTAGCCCACCTTGCTGGATCATATTGATCACCGTTTACACTGGCTTCGAACATTTCTGAAATTGCTTGTACACCTTCTGCTGTAGGTTTAGCGGGAAGAAAATCATTCAAGTCAAACAAGCCATGCGTGTCAATTGATGCTAACTGTTCTTCAGTAAGAGCACTTTCTTTTCTTGCCCACTTACTAGTTGAATAGTCTGCATACTGACCTTTTGAAGTTTTAGTTAAACGGAAGTCGGTGCCATTAACGTAATCAGTTGGAATGTTTTCCATATCAGGATCCATCAATGCTGATTTAATAATGTTAAAGATTTGAGGTCCAATTACAAAACGTCTGATTGGATTCTCAGGTGCAGTTTCATTTAAAGGATTTTCGTTTACAAATCCTTGGAAAATGTAACTTCTCTTTTTCCAATACTTTCTGCCCATGTCTTCAAGACTTGGGTCTTTGAACCAAGGTCTTACTTCGGTTAGTACTGGACATGTTTCGTTATACATTTCCATACATGGTACTTGTACGGTTACAGGCTTGCTGTCTCCGCCAACTACTCCAGGGAATGTCAAACGAATCATTTGTCGTTCTACCCAAAAGAAATCATTGGTAGTATCGCCGTCAGGCAAAAACCTCAGTGTTGCTGAAGTGCCTTCATCGATATGCCAATGTGGGTAAATGGCGTTGTCACCGCCTGATTGAGATTGGCTAGAGGAAGGTTTAGTTTCCATAGCCTGTAGTTTTGCTCTAATTTCTGCCAAAGATGCCATAATGTTTCTCCTTATATGTGCCATGTGCGTAGTACGATTTGTACTACTGTGCCTTAGTTTATATTCTTTGTGCCATGTTGTCAACCTTTTTATACTTCCGTTGACAGGAAGTTGTATTATTAGTTATCGAACTTAACAAAGCTCTCGATAAATTTCTGGTAGTTTGCACTTTCTACAAAGTACTCTTTTTCTTCTGCTACAGCAAAACTTGGTTGTCTTGCAGACAATAAACTTGCTTTAACAGCACGATATTCCATAGGATCTAACGATCCGCCGCCGGATAACTTACTACCAATGTTCTGTAAATAGTGTGCCAACTTAGCGTCTTTTGCGCCACTGCTTAATTGGCTAACTTGATAACCTAATTTAGCTCTTGGATTATCAAATGTAATACCATCGTCTTCCGAAATTATTTGTTTTGCATTTGCAAACGACTCGTTTTCAATAGCATTCATGATGTAACTTTCAAATGCATTTTTACGACCAACTAGTTCTTTTAATGTATCGTGTACATTTAACACTTTGTCGTCTATATGTGTTTCTGTGAAATGGCTTTGTAAATCAATGTCACCTACTTCTACTGCATTATAGTCTGATAACTGCTCTGCTACTATCGAGTATGTTTTTACACCTGCTAGTCTTTTTAATGTTTCTTTAATGGTGCTTACATGTGCTTTTGCCATATCAACATAATCAGTATTATCTTCGTTTATCAATCCTTTTGCAGAAACGTATCTAACAAACTCTTTTAGTCTGTTTAAATCACTACACATTTTAACAATGCTTTCGCCAATAGTATCATGCATTTCACCACCGTTGTGGATATGTCTAGCCATTGCTCTAGCACCGCTCAAATTCTTGCTTGGGAAAGCAAAACGCTCTTCACCACGTTGAATAAAAATTTTGCTGATGTTTCTGCTTCTAGAACCTCTAACTTCTTCATTGACTGCTTTCGCATGCTTTACAATGATCTTAACATTGTCTAGAGGTTGATAACTTGTTTTTATAGATCCGGACATTGTGCCGAAACTTTCTGCAACTTGTACTGATTCTTCTGCTTCTCCTGCTAATTTTCTTAAAACGTTTTGTTCCATCAT